GGTGGGCTATGGTTGTTTCTTGGTGTGGATCCGCAAGAGCGATTGGCCTGGATCGCTGTACCGCCACGGTCGCTCGCCGGTCATGGAGTGGACGAGGTAATAATCCTCGCCATCGCTGATGATGTCTCCATCTCGCGGCATGTCCGAGAATGGAAACGTGTCGGCTCGCATCAGGTAATCGCGTGCGATGGTGCGATGGATGATTCCGTCGGCATCGCTCGACTCATACGGGGTGGATCCGCGAATCGCGGTCAGGCCCGCAATGGTGGTCATGCCTCGCGAGTAAGTGATCGGAACCGACGCGTGAGTGTCGAGGATCGACGCCAGGGCAGCGGTCGCGTTCTCGAGCATTCCCATCGATCAGCCCTTGGGTGGTTCCACGGGTACACAGCACAGGCATTTACAATCCACGCACTGGCAGCAAACCGGTGCATGGGTACAGGCGTCGCCGCATACCGTGGACATTGCCGAACACTGGTCCACGCACGTGGCACAGCAATCGCACTTGGTCGCCTGGCACCCGCACAGAGTGATGTATGCCAGAACAATGAAGACAAAGCAACAGGGTCGCATGGCGTTACGCTTGGTTCAAATTGCGGTTGAGGTCGACCAACATTCGCACGGTGCCAACACCCGCAGCCGCGACAGCGCGACCGCAAAGAATGTTCGCTCCGGTCGGGCTGCCCGAGGCGAGGACCGAGGCGACCTGCGTGGAGGTGTTGATCTGCATCCGAGCGCCGGCAGCGATGTTATCGGCAGATGCCTTGTCAACCTCGACGACGCCTTCGATTCGGATCAATCCGGTCTCGCCGTTCCGGATCCCGCGTTGAGCTTCGACGTATCCGGCGAGGCCGTCGGTCGATGCGACAATCGTGCCGCAAACCAAATCCGCAGCGGCGGTGATGGTGCGGACCGAGGCGGCGCGTACAAATGTGGGGGCTGGCATTGAGTGGGTTCCTTGGGCGTGGTGTTACTTGGTCCGCTTGCGTCGCGGTGCGGGTGGCGGTTCAGGGGTTGGATCGGGTACGGTTTCAACGACTGGCTCGACGACTAGCTCGGCAACGGGTTGCGCGATTGGCTCGACGATTGGTTCGGAGTAGACCGGTACGATTGCGACCGGCGACTCGTCGTCGACTGGCTCGGCCCATTGCCACTGCAGGACAGCCTCGCCGTTCATTCCGATCGCATCGGGATCGATGACGGAGCCCGCTGGGTAGGGGACTCCATCAAAGTAGACGGTAGTGGTCAGTTTAATTTTCATGGGTTCGCTTACGCGTTGAGGCGATGGACTCCGCGCCAATCGAGAGCGGTGGCTCCGATATAGTGGCGCACGTCGATTGCGAGACCGAACTCGCCACCGGTGAGGGTCTCGGACCGAACGACCGGCGTTCTGCCTGCGCCTTGCAGGTAGGTCACCTCGATTGTTCGGGCCTTGTTCGAGACGCCGTAGTACTGCGTGGCGGAACCGCTCAACGCAGCGCCGGTGATCGGGTGCGTCAGACCGTTGCTGAGGCGTGGCTCGCTTACGGGTGTGATGCCGTAAGCCTTGAGCGGATTCATCTCGCCCGCGCCGCTGTCGTTGGAGATCACGACCGAGTAGCAGAGCTGCACGGCGGTATCAAGGATGTCGGGCGGAACGAGCAGGTGAGTGACAGGCAGGTCGAGCGATGCGTCGCCGTCACGTCGCTTTCGGATTGCCGCAATCAGCTCGGACAACGTCGCACGTGCGAGTGCCTTGCCCGATGCGACCATGTTGCCGTCGGTCGTGTTGAACAGGGCGCGACCGGTGGCGAGCAAGTTGGGATTGCTCAAGAGGACCATCGCGACCATGTCCGGTCGAACGCGACCCGCTGCCAAACCGAAGTCGCGCGGGGTGTCTTTGAATTTGCTGAAGTTGTCGCCGAGGATGTCCGCCTCGTCGATCTTCATCTGGCGGCTGAAGCGATAGACCTGAGCCTTTTCGCTGGTCACGGTGCGACCAGTGTGGGTCGCTTCGCCACCGACCGGATGATAAACCAGCGACTGGGCCGCTTGGGTCCGATTGCGGTTGTGTTGCTCGAGGTCAGGGTTCTCGTCTTCGCTGCACCATCCTTGGCTGAAGTCGTCGACTTCGGCGTAGCTCTCGAGCATCTTGGCGCCGATGGTCGCACCGAACAATGCGGCGGCGGAACCGGAGCTAAATGCGGCTTGGATCATGTCCATGCGTCCTGCGGGGACGTCAACGCCGCGAGCTTGCAGACCGAGGCGACACGCGTCGACGAGGCTCATGTCTGCGGCAGCGTGGCCGTGGTCCATCGTGCGTTGCCGGATAGGATCGTTGATCCCGGCCTGCAGCCACTTGGGCAGCTTGGCCTTGACCCAGCGATTTTCGAATTGCTTCGAGTCAAGATTGCACCCCGCGCGGAGCAGCATCCCGGCTTGTAGCACGTCAAGGGACTGCCGCTCGTCGCGCGAGTGAGAGTGGATGGCGGGCCCGCGAGGGCGTGATTCGCGGGTCGCTTCGAGATCCAGATGACGTCGAGCCTCGAGTTCGGTTTTGTCGCGATCCCAGCCGTTGGCGATCGCATGCGCGGCGAGGTCGACGTTCTTGCCGTCGATGCTGATTTGTGGGCTACCGAATTTGGCGCACAGGTCGCGGACCTGGTTGGATCGCTCGACCTCGGCCGCGAGTGCGGCGCGGTAGGTGGAGACATCAGCGGCAGCGAGATCGACGGGCGAATGGGCGTTGGCCATAGCGGGCTTTTCCTTGTCCTGCGGGACTTCGGGCGATGGGGTGGCCGATTGCATCGGCATTGGGGCGGGACCCCCGCCGCCGGCATCCATGCCAGACGGTGAGGGCGGAGGAGGTTCTGGGGATTCAGGCTCGACGGATTCGGCGTAAGCCATCTGCAAAGCCTGCAGCAGTTCGGGAGATGCGGCGGCGGGATCGACGCCGAGGGAGGCGCAATACTGGGCGAAGTCGGGCATGGGCGTGCCTTGCGTTGCAGCGATTGAAATGGTGGCGGAATCGTCGCCAGGGATGGTGACGAGGGAAATTTCTTTGAGGACGCTTCTCTTGACCCATAGAGCTGGGCCCTCGACGATGCGACCGTTGATGCTGGCCGTTTGACCGGCCTGGAGCGTGGTGTAGGAAACGATCTTGACGCCCACACTGGGACGCCAAGGAAACCCCTGCTTGGCCGACTCCACGATCTCGGAGGTATCGATTGAGTTGACCGAAAAAACCCCGGAGCAAACCAATCGCGTGCCGTCGTTGTCCACGGACACGGAATGACCGATTGGCTTCCCCTCGTCATGGTCTCGGTGAATGGGATTCGTGCTCACCGATTCCATGCCAGCCAAATCGACGTACACCGGTCCATTCCAGGCGATAGCCAGCTTTGGGTACATTGGCCCGCCCGTGTAAGCCACCGCGGAAAAGCGCGGCAGCGTGGGCGTGTCCAAGGTCTCCGAGGCACACAACGACAGAGGCTCACCGGTGGCTCGCAGGTCGAGCCCACGATCCTCGGCGGCGTGGAGCCGATCGCGATTTCGGGCGAGGCGCTTCTCGCGTCGTCGCCGGGCTTGCTCGAGGCGAGCCCGTGTGGTCGATTTGGTCATGCAATCGACCTTACCACCACACCCTAAAAACCCGCCCAACGGCTGTTACAAATGGGGATCAGTGGCAGTCCGCCAGTGCTCGTCGGTGACCATGGCGTAGCTGCGCATCGCGACGGCGGCGCTATTGCCGATCCACTGCGACGCGGTGGCGAGTCCATACCGCTCAATCAATTCCGTCTCGCGGGTGGCTCGCATCGAGTGCCACGGCGCAGGCCATGGCGTAATGCCAGCGATCGCCATCAGGTTGAGCAGCCGACAGGCCATGCCGGAATCGCTGCCGTCGATCAGATCACCGCATAGCGGCACATTGCGAGGATGACTCGCGAGGGCCGCGGCGATCTCGGGGAATAGCGGGATGGTGCGCGTGGTGTTCCGTTTGTGGTCGCAGATAGCGATCCGTTTTCGATCCCAGTCGATCGCGTCCCAGGTGAGCGATCGCAGCTCGGACGGGACGCGGATTCCACCCCATCGGCTCATGGCGATCGCGACCGCCATCGAGGGCGTGGCGATCTCGATCAGCTTGGCCGCAACACCGACCGGGACAAAATGCTTCTCACGGACATTGATTTTGGTCGATAGCTCCCGAGCGGGATTGTCGGTGATAAGCTTGCGATCCTGGCACCAATGGAAAAACGCTCGCCATCCGGCGGCGATCTTGCCACGGGTCGATTCGCCCACGGTCAGGGATTGATGGCACTCGGTGACATCCTCCACAGCGACGCGATCGATGGGCCGTTGGTCGAGGGTCTCACGCAGCAGTTCGAGCGACCGCTGCCGATCGTTCCAGGTGGCCATCGCCAACCGCTCGCGCGTCTCGGTGACGTAGGCGTCGATAGCGGTCCCAACGGTGTGGGTCGCGCCGAGGATCGCGGATAGCTTGCGCCGCAGCGATGGCGTGATCTGGTCCAGCCATCGCACGGTCTGACGCGGCAGCGGGAGATCGGCGGTTTGTGCGGCGAGGATCTCGTCGACATGACGCTGGACCGCGACCGCGTCGGCCTCGGGGATGTCACCTAGCCAAATCGATTTGCGACCGGTGGCCGTGTACGCTCGCAGACGCCACCCGGTGCGTGACTTGGTCTCACGCGTCAGACTGGACATGGGCTAGCTGGCGCCCTGGTAGACCAATTCCTTGATCTGGTCGGTGTCCATTCGCGACGTGTTGCCGTTGCGGTCGATTACGCTGTAGCTCGTCTTTTTTGTTTTCAAATCGGTCTTTGAGGATTTGACATCGAGCTTATAACCCATTTGGTCGAGAGCCTGCGACGCGGTGTCGATTTTGAGTTTCGATTTTTTGGGTGGTAGTTTCACGCTGTGCTTTCCTCCTGTGCTGGATCCAGAATCAGATCCACTTGATCCACTGGATTTTTCCGAAGACGATTCACCACCGTCGCCACCACCTTTGCCACAATCGTTGCCCGGCTCAAAACCGTCTTTGCCGGTTCCGCAATTGGCCTCGAGCGTGCGATCCGATGCCATGGCTTGGGCGGCGCCGGCATCCCCACAATCTTCGCATGGTGGCTCGGTTTCGCCAAACTCGTTGAGCAGATTGTCGATTGTCTGCTGAGTCAGTCCGATCGACCCATAGAACACGCGAGCACGTTGCACGGTCCATTCGCCCGACTTGACCTTGTTGAGCCCGTCATCGATAGCGGCCATCTGGCGTTTGAGTTGCTGGCGAGACAGGTTCGCGAACTCGCCAGCCGGTGGCTCGGCACTTGGCACCGGATCGCCATCTGGGCCGATTGGTGCCTCGGCTGCGGCAGGTGCGGGGGTGCCATCAGGTGTCACACTTCCCGGCTTGATCGGATCCACAATCGAATCGATCATGTCTGAGTCCATGGTCGGGAACGCGCTGGCAATAACCGCCTTGGCCGTGTCCGGTGGCATCGTGCCCATGGCGATCGCGTTGACGATCTGCACGAGGCTGGCGACCTGCGCACCATTGAGCGCGGATTTTGCGACGTCGTCGACCGGTGCCAACGGATCGGCGTCGGTGGCGATCGGTGCCTCGGTCGGCTCGGGTGCGTTGGGATTGACCCACCCCTCCTCGTCGAGCTGCTGCGCGTGCGACTCGGGGTCGATGTTTTGCTCGATGAGATATTGTTGACGTGTCTTAAGTCCGGCATCGATCAATCGAATGTTGGCGTCGGCAACTTCGCTGGGGTTCACATCGCGATTGGGTGGCCATCGCCACACGTGCGGGATCTCGTCCATCGGCTCGAGTGCCGGCAGGTAGCCCGTGAGCATCAACGCTTCGTCAAGCCACCATTCGAAAATACGGTCGAGGCATTCGATTTCCCATTGGGAGCGTTCGACCGAGATCGCTTCGTAGTACGTTTGATGATCGAGGCGGCCCGAGCTGTAGTTGTATTTGGATGAGTCCGCGAGAGCTTTGTTGCTTGGCATGTGCACGCAGCGGGCGATCTCGTTGAGGATCGCGTTGCGAAATCCTTCGTAGGTCGTGGTCGGTTGTTCCGGCTTAAATTGCGTCAGATCCCAACCGCGTGGCAAGCTGACCATCATGCCGCGATCGATCTGGACACCATCAAACGGGTCGATGTCGTCGATCCCATCAGTTGCCGAATCGAACGCGCTGGATTGTGTTTTGAGCACCGCAGAGAAATCGGCGGCATTTTCAGCGGCAGCGATCACGGCGAGGGTGTACCGTCGCAGTTGTGCAAACAACGGGAGGGCCGGAGTCATCTCGGGGATGCCTCGCTGTTGGCCGGGTCGCTCGGAGCGGAACAGGTGGATCAGATCGTCCGGGTCAATGGTCTCGTAATCCCAAGCCTTCCACGGCCACACGTCGCCCGGGTGACCCTTGAGCACGTGGTACTCGATCGGCTGGCCCCATTCATCGAAGATGATCCCATCGACTTGGTTGGGGAACCCGTCCATGTAGTTGGGCGTCGCGAGCATATCCGCTTCGATGACGCGAACGTCGAGCTGCACGGGGTTGCGGGATCGGCGATTGTTGCCCTTGAGGATGACCGTCTCGCCATCGACCAGTTTCGCCAGGCGTGCAGTCCTTAGCTTGTCCGCAAGCTTGACGTCCTTGCACCACTTGCGCCACCGCTGCTCGATGGCTCGCGATGCTGCGGGATCCGGCAGCATTACTTGCAGAGATGGGCCGGTACTGATGGTGTCGTTGGACAACGTGAGCGCGATCCCCTTGGCGAACGAATTTGATTCGAGGATCTCGTAGCGCGATCGCTGGCGCAGGGTTTTGCGGACGCTGGACGAATTGGCGGCAGCGGCAGAGTGATGATCGGCCCATCGCCAATGCTTGGCCGATTCCTTGGTCTCGGCGGCTGCGTCATACGAGGCACTGAGCGAATCGCGGCGGGCGCGTTGCCTAGCGATGCGCTGCGCAATCGCGATCGATTGCGTGTCGATCGTTTGGCCGTACTGGTCAAGAATTGGCATTTGGGCGACTCAACAGAAAAGACAACCGAGCACCAGCACAGACGACCGTGGCCGTG